TTTCTCTGCGCTGCCATGCTGCCTCGATATAGAATAAGAGATCAGGTCTGACCCCCCATCTAGATCCTGCTGGCGTTATTTCAACGCGCTCAATGATGTCTTCCATTACCATCACTGGATTATCATCCTCATCAACAATGATGCTCCCGTCATTATCAGTCAGCGGCATTTCCCTTTGGCCAGTAATGACGTCATCATATACTGCGGGATAATCGTCATAGCAAAGAAAGGCATAGCGGCATGTTGTGCTTTCTTCTTCCATGAGTCCGTGAGAAATAAGAACATCACGAAGTTGCTGCGCGATTACACCATGATGTATCCTCGCCCCTTCTTCCCCCTTTATAGCGACAGCGTTCAGCCATTTATAAGCGATATACCTGACGTCACCCCAGGCATCCAGCAATGCTTCGTCAGGAGAGACCGGCTCTGTCTTTAATGTTCCGTCACTGGTAACCACAGGATTGGAGCCAAGATAAACTGTCGAGAACCTGTTTCCCGGACCACCAAGAGCATTTACATTATCAAGATAAGGTTTAACATCTCCGTTCTCAAAAAGATGTTCGAGTGCGTTATATACCGCGCGACGTGGAGTACTGCTTCCGGAACCATGCAACGTTATCATTGCACCATCTGCTGAAGACGTTGTTTCACCGCCGCTAACGATTAATCTCTGAGCGGTAACATCATCAGACGGTACTTTCTTCGCAATAATGGCGTAATTACCCTCAAGTTTGACTTCCGCGCGAACTTGTCCTGATGTACCTGCATGGACAGTCAGTGACTGGACGGCAACATCATCTGTGAAATCAACGGGTACAGGAACCGTCCTCACGCCTGACGTCGACATAAAAGTAGGAAGCGTTCTGTTAGGAGTGGCTCCGTAGACAAAATCCCTTGAAACAAATTCTTCCTGTTTAATTTTCACCCTGAAACAATACAAATCAGCCGGGTGACCATCGTGAACATAAGGATATTTTCTGTTGTTATCCCCTATGCTCCATGGGTTTAGAAAGTCTTCCCCACCGAAAATGTAGTACAGCCAGTTGTCTTTGATACAAACTGAACCAACACCAACCGCAGAGTTAACTATTCCGCCCTGATAAATCTGATCAGTAACATTAACCCACTCTACATTATCCAGACTCCACTCATTGACGTTAACTCTGGTCATAAATGTTCTTGGATAATTTCCTGCATAACGGTTATCAGGTTCTCCTCCTTCCCACTCACCAAATGCGCGCTCACTGCCAAAAATAATCAGCTCATCGCCAACTTTGGCAAAAGGAAGGTTTGAGTGATGAACATTATTTGGGAAGCGAAGAGAATTCCATGATGTACCTAAATCAGAGCTTCTGTGCAATGAACTACCGGGTTGAGTACTTAATGTCCCCCTGGTCGTCAGATACAGAATGCCATCATAATATTTTACACATGGCTCAGATGCATTCGCCTCATATTCTACAGGTATGCGTCTGCGAACAAAGCTACCAGGAGAACCGAAAGCATCAGAGAAATAGAGTATCCCAAGCTCGCGTGGACCAATATCACCATTATGGTAGCCAACAGCAAAACTGTTATCGCTAATCGTCGCAAAACTGTGAATCTCAGTAACAGGAGTGCTTCCGTCAACAAAAGAAGGAATAGTTCCAAGACTGGTTTTTCTCCATGGTGACGAGTGAAATGATGTGCCAAAACTCCAGTATCTACCCTCGTTATTCTGATCCACATCCTGGGTATTTTTCGTCGTAACTGTAAAGGTATTTTTATCAATAACAGTAGTCACCGTCATATTCCCGGTAACACCTGTAACACCAGAGTTTGAGAAGTTGACAAAATCACCAGCAAATAATCCGTGATCAGTAATGCGAATATAAGCGACTTGCTGATTTGCTGCTTTCGTTATACCACCATAAACGCGAAGGCTGCGACTCATTGGGCGATCCCACAACTCTGCAACCTGCAGTTTATTTCCGCTCACGGTCCGCGTCTCAATTACAGCAAAAAGGCGATTTCTGACAACCCCCATACTCATGCAGTGATAGTTAACTGTGGGATAGTTTTCATGTAAATCTGTAAGCCATTCCGGCGTTGTCCAGGTCTTCCCGTCATCTCCTGAGCGAACCCATGCAACATGGAGGTTATTTACACCATGGCGGTCTCCAGCCATAAAAGGCGCATAGATGACATTGTCATATACAAACGTTTTATCCTGCGTCCAGGCGTTGTACCACGGTGTATCTGTAATTTTAAATAACTCTCCCTGGATAAAATCTTCAGAAGCATAAAAAAGAGGCTGACCCGGTATTCTCTCAAATAAAAAACGAGCATTTTTAAATCGACTGACATCCGGAAGAGTTGATACTTTAAAAGTAAGCCCTAATCCGTCAATTTTATAACCTGGAGATGAGGCTTCAAGGCACGCGCTTATTGCAGTGGAATCGTCATTTATACCATCACCAACAGCTCCAAAATCTTTGGGGCTAATAGCATCACGCATTTTATCCTGGAACGTTCGGTACACAGCCCCAGAACCATACTGAATAAACCAACCAAAACCACCAACAACCCCGGCGATTGCAGCATCGACATAATTACGCATTGAGCGATTATTTACAGCGTCCTGCTCAAATGATGGATCTGCAAGGTTAGAAATTTTGTTTTGCTTTGCATCGTAATATTTTGCAAGCAAAGATGGTTTCATCAATGCACGTCTGAACCACCCAAAACATTGCTGGATCAGCATCGTCAGGTAGTCAAAGGCATCTTCATGCACTTCGGGGAAAAATTTTCCCTGATTGCGAAGGTCTGTCTCCTGCACTACATCAAGCACACGATCTATCGTAATTCGCCATCCAGTAGCAAGCGGAGACGGAAGAACCACAGAACCGCCACTATAAGTGCCCGCCCCAGTTACCGTATAACCGGTATCCAGAACCAATTCTGTTACGTTTCCGTTCAGGTCAGACACCTGCACAACCAGGTCTGATTTTCTGAAAATTCGAAAAGTATACGGAAACGATGTCGTAACGCCGTTACCGGTGTATTCGTTGTGGTCAACTTCGGTTGAGACCGTCATGTTAAATCTCCAGATAGTCGCAGCACCCGTTGCGCCGCATATCTGGTTATTCTATTACCTGGAAAACCACATATGGATAGAAAGGCTGTAAATACGAATAGATATTACCTTTCAGGTAATTTGCAAAACGTGCTGGATAGCAAACAAATTATTTGCTACTGTATAAATATACAGTTATTGCATGGAGAAGATAAGATGCAGCAGTATCACTATCCACTGGAAGACGGATTTACCGAAAGGATTCACACGCCGGGAGGCGTCAGGTCACTGGTGGAGGGATCGCACTTGATGAAATTACTCCGGGATCTCGATAAGGATGGATTTAATGTCGATGGCCCACTTGCCGAACTGACTGCACTGATTAACTACGTCACCAGCTCACAGATGTCTATGCAGGATCTGCAAACACATCTCGACTATTGTGCCGAACAATTACGAAAACAAACCAGATAAGGTTTGCAATTACCAAATGGAGTGCTTATATTTACCTTTGCGGTAAATTTACATCGCACTCCTCTTGTGCCATAGTAATCGGGCACTGGCAAAATCCAGTGCCGGGATTGGCGTCCCGGGTTACTAGTAGGCGCATACCACGCCAGACGTGGTTTTTTTATGCGTATAGCACAGTCATATCCGAATTATGGTGGGCTGGGCAGGGGCACCGAAAGGTGCGCCGGTACCTACTAGGCCGGTACGCCAACCTTGTCCAGTTCACCACCAGCAATTGGCGTTGCGGTGGTGGGTAACTTACTAGTAGAGGTATCGCTATGCCAGGCCAAAAAATCTCAAACGACGATCTGTATTGGTTAATTTCTAATTCTCCACTCCTTCTTATGCTAAGGCAAGAAAGTGCACCACTGGTCAGTGAATTGATTAGCTGTAGAAATAGAATGTGGGATGAAGGGGCAGATTTAGATACCAATTTGTTTGATCATCTTATGCAACTAGCAGTCGATAACAAGGCAAAACTACGCTCTGAATACAACGCTTATCCAGAAATAGCAAAATACCTTAACGCTGAAATACTTGGTGGACCAGGTCAACCAGACCTAAAAACAAAAGATGGTTACCCTGTTGAGGTGAAGGTAGATACTTTTTCTCCTTCAGCATTAAAACAATTATTAAGGTATATGGATGCTTCTGGCGCAGATTTTGGTTTTGCTTGTGCAAAAACTCTTTCTGTAAAACTCCCTGAAAACATAAAGTTCATCCAGTTAGATTATAAAGATAATTGCTATTTCGTCGTGAAAGATGGAGGCAATGAAAATGCGTAATATAGCTATTGATAAGTTGCCGATAACAACTCATTGCAACATCCCTGTAATGACTACAGAAATGCTTGCTGATTTGTATGACACAGAACCCAAACTGATTCGTCAAAACTATCAACGAAATGCAGATCGATTCATTGAGGGAAAACATTGTTTCAAGCTGATAGGCGAAGAATTACGAGCATTTAAGAACGAGTCCTCTCAAAGAGGTTTGCTTAATATTGCACCAAAAGTAAGTCATCTTTTCTTATGGACCGCTCGCGGTGCAGCACGACATGCGAAAATTCTTGAGACTGAAAAAGCGTGGGAGGTCTTCGAAAAACTGGAAGATTGCTACTTCGACAGAAAACCCGCAAATGTCAGTGGAGATGTTCGTCTCTCAGGTGGAGCTGATTTATCAAAGGCCACTCAGGTAATTGAAAAATTCATGCCCGCCATTATGGAGGCGATCAAGCTGGAAGACAAAAAAGAATACAGCGCCCCGCTGAAGCCCGGCTACCGCAGTTTGATTCACTCGCCGTCTGGTGTTCTCGGCCTGACGGAGAACTCACTGCTGATGAATCTGCTGAACCAGTTACAGGAAGACGGGCACGACGTATCGGGCGCGGCGGCGGAACTGACCACCATGTTCTGCTACATCGTCGGTGTGAGTAAATGCCTGCGTGATATCCAGACCCACGCGGAATACATCAACGACAAGGCAGGGGTCTTCTGACAGAACGGCGGCACAGGGATGTGCCTTTAAATAATTCTGTACAGATTGCAGGTGAATAGCGTACTATTACCCCAAAGGTAAGAAAGTTGATTTGTAACATTTTAGTTTGTAGTTACCGTGATGGTTTTGCTGCAGAAAGTTAACTAGTCAAAATCACACCGTATGTAAGTCACGTCTGTTCCCGTATGGGAGGATGATATGTTTAAATTTGATATGCAACTCAACCAAAACTATGCCTCTTTTTACCATCCAGAAACTGGTAAAGCTGTTTTCGTTGACTCTTTCGATAATGAAGAATTTGATATCAGAATTGGGACCCTACGCCAAAGTAAGCATGTTGCTACTGTACGTGCATCCAATGATGATGAATTAAATCAAAAAATAAGTGAGGCGACCTCCCGTTATCTATGTCTATAACAGAACAACAACTCATTGATCTTGAGGATGAGATTAACGAGATCTTGCAAGAAGATGCGGCAAGAATTCACTTTTCATTTCACGCAGCATATGAACGCCTGAACGACGAGAGGAACAAACCGCCAATTACTCTTGCTGAGCTTGAAGATGTGTTTAAATCGTTTATATCTGCACATCTGCAGACTGTTTTGGATTTTGCTGAAGGTACAACTTTCACCATAAAGTGCAACAAAAGCGCCCTTCATTTTCCTTGCGCCATTGTACACGAAAGAGAGTTTGGGAAAACGTGGGTTATCCAAAACGTCATTACAGCCATGAGGAAAGTGGGATTCAAGTCTAAAGATTCTATTATCCTCGAAGTTAATTAAGCCCGCACTGAGGGCTTTTTTATGGACGAAACAAAAGTCAGTGCTACACTCATTGACGCCACATTGAGGTGGCTTATAGATGGAAATTTCACAATGAAAAAAGCATTTGCTGCACTGTTCGTTTTGTTGTCTCTGGTAGCTTCAACTCAGGCCTTTGCCGGTCGTTGTCAGCACGACAGCGACACTGCTGCTGACGGCTCCCGCTGCGGTGGGCGTTCTGCGGATTCCCGCCCGGGTGGCGGTGGCATTCGTTAAAAACAAGGCCGCGAAAGCGGCCTGTGACATGTCACGCAACGCAATTATTACCGCGCCATGTAACATTTTTAATAATCTTATCAGCACCAAACTCAACGTAAACAGAGCAACTGAAATGGAGTGTATAACCGCCATCAGTTGTTGCGTATGTGTTTGAATATATAGTATTACCAATTAGATTAGACGTAGTATTATACGTTGTGGTTTGTGGTACGTTATAACTACCAGAGCTTGAGTAAACATACACTCTGTTTCCATCTGGAGATGTAAGCTCTCCCTGAGGATACCCCCACTGCTGAACCATTGCGTCTATACTCTGCCCGCGCCACGTAAGCATATTTCTTTCAAACTGTGCAGCTGACTGGCATCCAACGAGAAGCATAAATCCAAAAATCAAAAATACTTTTCTCATAATTACCCCTATCATGGAAAAACAGCACCAATCCACAAATTAACTAGTTATTTTATTATTCTTCCGAACAATACAATTCCGAATACTACAAAGCCGAACCATGCCGCTGCACGCAACAGAGATTCCAATTGAAACCCATTTTTATCAAAATGTATGAATAGCATAAAAACGCTGCACATATTAGTACAATAAAAGTTATTTGAACCATCATATCTCCTTTTATTGCGGAGTGACATCCTGTGGTCGCCACCAGTATGTCTGGTTAAACTCTTTCTTCGAACGTTGCTCCATTTTACGCAAATAGCCTGGTGAAAAATACTCCTGCATCTGGTTAAAGATCATGTGATCGAGAGCCGCCTTCAAGTACCAGAGATTCGCACCAGGCATCAAACCTTTCCCCAGCTTCACCAGATCACCACCAGTCTGCTCACTCTTCCCTTCCACAGCATTTAACGGTATGCCCTGAGCAATCTTCACTACGTCATCAACCAGACCAGCTACCGGGCCAAGCATCGACGCCAGCGCGCCGCTTCCGTACCTAGTGTGATCTGACAATAAAAAGTCACCGTAAAGGCCAAGACCACCACCTTTCAGTAGAGCACCAAGCCAGAATTTTGCGGCATCTTCTCCTGTCATCTCTCGAGGATTACGACCAGACGCAAGGTCGTTAAGTTGCTGCGACAAAGCGCCAAGAATGGTCGTACTGGCAATAAACGTCGCAATATATGCCGCACGCCCACCAGCAGACGGCATACCCATAGCGCGTGACCAGTGACGCATAACAACCGAGATAGGGAACGATTTAAACAGGAAAACACTTCTCGTTAATTCACCTTTCCATGTTCCACGCTGAATACCAGAACCGGTTATCAGTTGCTCACGTGCTCCCGGTGTAATAACAGCCATATCAACTTCTTCAGTTACGGCACCGAGCAGTTTACGCATTGCCTCAAATTTCACGCGTTCAGGCTCACCAAGATGTTTAACTGCTGAATCAGGGATACGCATAATGCTTTCCGGTGTCAGCATCGTATTATTACCGTTCCCCCAGTCCTCCTGTTTCGCCAGCTTCCATACGCTCCAGTCTGTGTCAGTAATCCCTTTGCTTTTCAGGATACGAAAATCAGAGTCATCGAGGCTACGAAGGTCTGGTGTCCGTGACACTACTTCTCCCAGGCTTCCCATCATGGTTACGCCATAGGCGCGCTTGTGCGCATCTGACCATGCTGTAAGCCCACTGGCACGCATTACCGCCGTTGCCGCCCAACGAGACACTGACGGCCCCATATTATCCATCGCCCAGCGGTTAACGCTGCCAAGTAGAGACTCCATCGCCAGACCAGCGCGGCGAGCCCGCGCAAGTTCTGTACGGTTCGTTGGGTCCATAGCTTCAAGCTGGTTGCGGAATAACTGGTTCATTGGAAGGTTGGTAACCTTCGCAGACAGATACATGGTTCCAAGATCAGAGAACGATGACAGCAACGCGGATCCGAGTCTGCTGGCAACCAGCCAGTTGCGGATATTGTCAGACCATCGCGCGATGTGCGGATTCGCTACAGGCTGTGTCTTTCCGGAAATAAAGTTGTACAGATTCTCTGTGTTGTTCGCCAGCCGCTCGACTTTACCGGTTTTACTCGGGTTAGCTGTTGCCGTTTCTGCCTTCACCTGATCAAGAAGAGAGCGGAAAACATGATCGGGGTTTGGGCCATATGTTTCCACCAGTGCAATATCTTTACTGATACCTTCCAGGTGACCGACCATGATTTCCCATAGAGAGCGATCGCCATAAAGTTGCTGATATTGCAGATAGGAATCTGCATCTTTGAAATGTATCTGTCGTGATGCATTACCACGGTTAGCACGTGCGCCGGAAATTCGCATTCCGGTATCAGTAAGCTTATTCAGCCCACCAGTAGCGATCGTGTTATAAGCCTCTCCAAGAAATGAAGACAACTCGGCATCGTTCATCAGTTGTCCATCGGCTCGGATATAATATTTGCGATCCAGCTTACCTATAACATCGCTAACCCACTTATCCTTTGATACTGCCCCAACCTTTTCCATAGAATGATGTTGAGGGATCCCCCAGTTTTCGAGATAGCCAATGTCCCCACCAGCATCATTAAACCGGCGGCGCAGCAGCTCTGTAACTTCTCTCCACGCCTTAGCACCGTTTCTTGCTTTAGCATTGCCAGTATTTTGCCCCCGCATTTCATATACCAGGTCACGTACGCCCGCTTCATCTTCAAACAGACCAAAAAAGCGAGGATCAACTGCTTCGAATGCCTCCTGCAATTGACTCAATGCATAATCACGGGTGGCTTTTGTTCTGGATTCAACAGAGAGGAAATTAGATTTACCGTCTGCATTAAAAGCTATAGTACGGTTAAGAGCGCCAAGTTTCCCATCAGCCCCTTGATAGCTATTGATAAATTTATCCAATCTCTGACGCGCGGCTATAGTGAGAGCCACACGACGTTTCTTTAATGCCGCTTCTCGCTGTAATTCTTCAGATGCCAATTGTGCTGCTCGATATAGCCGCTCTGATTCGGAAAGTTGTCGCCACGACATAGGGTCATCACGAGCAATGGAGCGCATATTTCGATAAATGCGGTCTTCAATGTTCTGTATTTCTCGCGCCGTTAACATGCGCTGCGCCGCCTGCTGAACCGCTTGTATACATTCCTGTCTCATTTAATTTAACCTCTCAAGAAACACGCCACAGCGACATCAAACAGGCTGGAATCCTGTATTGCCTGCTCACTTTCCCTGTTCGCTTCATCCAGTGCTTCACGCGCACTGCGCGATTGTGGATTACCATCATCATCCAGCACGGTGATTATCATGTCAGGTGATTCAATCAGCGAGTCTTCAGCTATGCGCAAATCAATATCTCCTGCCTGATCTGACATCATTTTTTGTTCTGCCTGTTGCAATATTTTATCAGGCTCAAAAGGAGCTACTTCGTCTGGCGTCCTGACCTCTGCTGTTTTATAGAATGAAACAGCCTGAGCATTAAGTTCACTTTCTGCCTGCTGTCTCCGAGCCAGTTCTGCTCGAGCTTCAAAAAACTGACCGCCAGGCTCATGCGGTGCCAACGCGTTACGAGAAAATTCCAGGCGTTCTTGTGCCTGCCGGATTCGTTGGTCAATATCGCGAAGTCTGGCCTGTTTATCTGATCGAGCACGAGATAAAGCCTTACCGCTACCGGCTGGATCTTCTGCAAGAATTTGTGCGCGCTGTTCAGTGAGATTTTCAATAATTCGTTGGCTATTAGCGATTTCAGACTGGTAAACCTGTCTATCGCCACGCGGCAAAAGCTGCGCGGCCTGTTCTTCAAGCAACCGATTTTCTATAGCGCGCGCCGTTACTCCATCATCTACAGATGACAGAGCCTCATTAACTGCCTGAGACAGCAGACTCTTGCGTCCAGGAATTTCACTGAAAGATGCAGACTCAACAATGCTGGCAACGTCTACAGGTCTCCCCTGGCTAACATCAGACATGGCTTTTCGCAGAGCCTGAATGTGCGAATTACGCGAAAGCACGTTGATCGGCACGCCGGGAGCAATATCAATTTCAGCATGATGAGCGGCATTCGCCGCCAGTGCAGCATCGATATCAACTGGTGAAAAATTTGGTGCGCTTGTAGACTCGCCGCGAGAGTTAATAAATCTGCCGACACCACCAAACGCCACCCCAAGAACAGCATCAATAGCAATTGCCTGTCGATCCAACACATCATACTGGTTAGCCATTTCGCTATAGCCACCATCACGAAGCGTTTTTGCAGTAAGCCCACGCTGTGCCATACCGAACGCAATATTTGTACCTGCGGCATAGGCAATATCTGGCGTTGCACGTACTGCTGTTGCTGCGGCGCGTCGCACTGAACTTTCACCCGTCCGCGCAAGCTGAGCCGCCACACCTTCCGCCAGCGCACCACCAGCACGTAACCCGAGGCTCATAGGGATCAGTGTTCCGGCACCAGCAGTAATACCCTGCACTAATCCCGCTTCCTGCGCCGTCCTGAAATCAACACCCTGTGCTGTAAGCCGTTCAAACTCAGAAAAACCCTGTAGAGAAGTTACCGCCGCAGCACCTCCGACCGGACCACCGAGCGTTGTACCGACAACAGCCTGCCCGCCCATATCGAACAACCCATAAAGGACCTGCCCGGCGGTTCCGGTTGTCGCGGCATCAGGCGTCAGCCGCTTAACCTGCTGCTCTGCTAGTTTTCTCTGCTCAGCAATGTATGAAACTGAAGTGTCATTGATCGAGGTGTTTTCGTTAACAAACTGAGCAATCGGGGATACGATTTTATCCATCCCTGCCCATAGCAACTGATCTGGCTTTGCCACCAGCCCGGAGTACAAACCAGACAATGCCGCTCCTACAGCATTGTCGAAAAAACCAACATCGCTGTTAAAGCCAGCTGGATTTGATGCTGCTTCGTCAAGCTGCTGATTCTGGTTTACTGGATTAAGGCCAAAGTAACTCATTGCGGAATATCTCCGGAGAATCTCTGACGCTTCTGTGTCAGATTAAGAACAACGGGAGAACCATCATCTTTCAGCAGATAACCAGTACCAAGTTTCACCAGGTACTGACTATCGCCGTAACTTTGCAAACCATACTGACCAGGCGGTGTTTTTATCCCGGAGCCGACAACTTGTTCATTCCAAGCCTGATTAACCTGCTTATCGAATTGCTCTGCAGACATTCCCCACGGCAAAAGGACATTCCCCATTCCGTTATAGTCATGCACGCCACCTGTAGCTACGTTAACAGCCTGTTTCCAGACATCATTGTCAATTTCGCCTGATACCACGCCTTTTTTCGCCATCACACCAGCGTAATAATCCTTTGCGATCTCGTATGCCATTGATGCGCCCTGAGCGTCACCAGCAAATGCATCCTTCACCATGTCAGAAAACTCAAGGCGAAGATCAGCATCTTTAGGCATCGGAATACCTTTCGCATCATCAGTACCTTTACGAGCCGCCGCGCCAGCAAGAATTGTCTGCGCAGCGGTTTCAGGAGACACGGAAACATCCGGATTAAACCAGTTTTTTTCTGCCAAAATACCACCAGGCTTATCCATCAGTATCCCGGCAACGGCAGCAGATGGAGCGTTGGCACTGATCTGCTGTAGTGCTGACATATACACCTGCCCACCACCAGTGCTCTGCCTGATGGTATCGAGATATGCTGCCTGTTGGGAAACTGGAGCATCACGAAAGAAAACACCGATCTGATTGGCCTCGTCTTTGGAAAAGAACGTCAGTGGAGTGCCATATGACTTAGCAAGGTCACTGACCTGAGCGGCACGCAAGGCAACGCTCTGTCCAAAGTTATCCTTATTGCTCATGTCGATAGGCTTTGCCTGTCCGGAGGCAAGAGAGAACTGCACAGGATCCGACTGCCGCTGCTTTATCACCTGATTTGCAGCCGAAACAACGTTGTCATAAAGAGTTGCGCGTGCCGCATACCCCTCCCCTGTATCACCAGTATCCGGGCGTAATTGCTCAACATATGCTGTAATGCTGCTTGTCGGCATGTTGCGGAAAGAGCCTATATACTGTCCGGCGATCTGCGTATTCTTAAACTCGGTATATCGCAGGTTTCCTTCTCTGACTCCATAAGCTGCAATAAAATCATCCTCACCAGGTGGGTTAGGAAATTCAATGCCACGCATATACGCAGCCGTCGCATCGCGAACCCGGCTGTCGAGCATCGTTTTATATTCAGCCTGCTGTTGTCTGGCTAGTGCATCAGTCTGTCGCAACACGCTGGCCTGATCTGATTCACTTAAAGCATCGAACCAGGCTACACCGGTATAACGTTTATTTTTTGTCGGTAGCTGAGAAAGCCCCAGCGCAGCACTAACACCTGCAGTTAACTGCTGATCACTGTATGGCTGGCTACCGTTTTCATGATGGATAATGGCTGCACAAAGCGCCTTCAGGGTATCAGGATTTGATGCATCGAGAGGCTCATCAGCAGAAACGCCAAGTTGTTCGCACACTGCTTTGATATACGACATAGTGTCATTTTTATCAGTAGGCGGTGCCCAGCGATTAATTATCTCGCTGACGGTATCAATACCCTGCCGCTGATACGACATCAGGTTCCGCCCTAATGCACGAATACCGTGTTCAGGGGTTTCGAATTTGGCAAAGCGACCATCATCACCAGTCTGCCCAACCCACGGATTAGTTTTGCTGTATTCAAGATTGCCGGGGTTATTGTTGCGTATACCGCGGGTACGATCGGAAGAGCCACTATCTGCTACAGCACGGCGAGAACCAGCAGCAGTATCGCTTAACTCGCCGTTTTGCTGTCTTACCTGAAGATAGTTTGCTCCAATAGCATTTTGAGCAGTTGCTTTTGCTGTTGCTTCTTTAAACTCGATTTTCTTGGCCTGGATTTGCTCGTCACTCCAGCCATGTGCAATGCCGTAATCCTCAATTTGCTGGAAAGTTTGCTTATTAGCCAATACGTATGCGGCGTTGTCGCCATACAATGCTGCGGCATTTTTACCATTGTTCAGCAGCGTAGCCTGAAACTGGCCTTCTTCGTAGGCATTTATTTGCCCTATCTCGTGCCGCCCGGCCTGCGTAGTGAACTGAATGCGCTGCTGCTGCGCCTGCTGCATGAAAGCATTACGAGCCTGTTCATCCGGCAGCGACATAGCCAGTTGTTCGACCTGAGCATCAAACTGCTGCGTATACTCCTGACCTTTTCCAATAGCATTTTTCCCTTTCAGGTTAAGCAAACCTGTTTCAGGGTTATTCAGCAGATCGCTGCTTATCTGGCTTAAGCTAAGAGAAGCATCCTGAGCCATAGCAACATTCGCACGCTGTTTTGCCTGCGCAATAATACCTGCATATTGCTCTGCAACATCGCCAAGTACATCACCGACATTTGGTGTCTGAAACGATGAGAATCCCTGCGTCGAAATCCCTCTGCTCTGAACCTGACGGCCCGATGTTGTTGGTACAACTGGCATCTTATTATCCCCTTATCGACCGGTTGGAGTGCCAACAGCAGCAGAAATCGGCGCAGCCTTCTGAGAGAACGGGCTCCACGTTCCGCCGCCCATCTGGTATGCACCGTATGCTTTTAGTGGTGCCGTTAACAAAGTGCTGGTCATCGATGATTTAGCAGCCGACTGAGCAGCAGCCCCCTGTGCCTGAGCATTCATTCCCTGAACCTGATACCCATATGCCTCACGCTGAGCATTATTCACTGTCGTTAACGCATCAAGAGTGCCGAACTGAGCATTATCCGCAAAAACGTCAAGAGCTGTTCCGCTACTTAATTCCGCACCGGTAGCCCCCATAGTGGCCGCCGCAGTGCCTGAGCGTTGACGCATTTCACGACGACGCTGATCCGCTTCAATATTCCCACGATTGATTGAATCCTGTGCCTGAGCTTCAGCAATTTCAGCATTCCGATCAGCTATGGCTGACTGGTATTTTGCCTGCTTGCTCTGGCTGTACATTGACGCGGCTGTGGATGCCACTGTGACGGCAACCAAAGCGATGGCTGGGTTACACATTATTTTCTCTCCATGTGAAATCTGTGGAAATTAAGACCAAGAGCACCATAAGGCGCGGCTTCTTCAAGCCTGAATCCAAGCCAGTGCAGCCATGCTTTGGCAACATGGTTTCGCTCGTCGACATAGTTTTCCAGGCGCGGATAAACTGCCAGCATCTGCTGCAATACAGGGCGGCAGTGGCGCAGAAATGTCTTCTGATATTTTTCAATACGGCTGGTTCCGACCAGCCAGGGCGTACCATTGCCACCGATCATTGACGCCGGAGATACGCCAAACATGGTTACCAGTTCTCCGTTCGCAAATCCTGACCAGGCCATAGTCGCAGTGCGCAGACCAACACGCAGTGCATCTTCGGTAGTCATCAGTGATACCGCATACAATTCGTCAATATCAGCCTGACGAACATCCGGCAAAATCATCTGAAGATGCTCTTCGGTAGCGGGAATAACTTGAACATCGATCATCAGAATCCCCCAACAGTAAGGCGAGGAATAACGGCAAGAACAGACAGCGGCAACGGATCAAGCTGACGGATTTTTACACGTCCGTTTTTGCCCCAGTTACTGTCCAGTTTCACTTCTACTTTTCCGGTAGCATCATCAACAGGATCATCGTAGAACTCGAATTCACGCTGTGGATATTCGTACCATTTACCGCCGGGCGTAGTCGCCCAGATGCCGCGACTGGCATTCACAACCAGAGTAACGGACGGGATCACCTGTTTTTTGTCCAGCAGCGTTTCCTGTCCGTTAATGTTGATATCCAGTGTTTCGAATTCAGCAGTTATTGGCAGGCCGATGTGCACTACAGCCCCCGGTGATTCCAGCGTGACGGCACCTCCGGAAACCACTTTCTGTGGTTCCACGTTCGCATCAGAGAGAATGTTTACGGTCTGGCCTTCAAGATGAGACAGGCCTCCAAATGTCCGGCGCGCCATCTGCCAGTTCGTGGTGGCCACATTCCTGAGGGATGGCGGGACGTTCCTGTTAGCACGAACCACTACAGCGGTATTGCTGGTTACAGAAATAATGTCGCAACGTAATTCTTTTGACACCTCATCGCCAGTATCAGGATCAGTTCCGGTATAAGGGAACTGTAGTTGCGCGCCGACATCACTACTGGTGAAGTACGCACCACCAGAAACACTGATTGTATATTCCGCGCGGTAATCCCATTCGCCAGAACCACCAGTGATAATCATCGTTCTGTCAGACGTATTTCTTCCATCATAGCTAAGGCCAGAATCAACAAAGAAAGCATCTTCATCGCTGGTAAATAAACGGCTGGACAGTCGCTCGATGTATCTCACTGTTTGCCCGTTAACGGTTCGGTTAACGACGAAATACACCGCATCTTCATTGCCTTCGCTGATACTGCATGTGCTTTCATATTTTCCGGTACTGGATTGTGGTGCCCATGCAAAAACCTGCTGATCACGCAAATAGGTCATCACCAGTAATTTACCGTCATCACGGATGCAGAAGGCGCTGGAGTAAGGGACTATTGAGAAGCACCAGTCAACAATGCTGTGCTTCTGAAAAAGATGATTGGCAAGGATAGTAAGGTCGTTCCCCTGATAGCCGTCAACATCGAATGAGTAGGCCAGATCACGGACAACACTGCCTTTCTCCTGGACGAACAGAGCAATATTCGCCACGGCAATTGGTGGGACATTGCTCGAGCCATTTGATCCCTGAGAGCTGAATGCAAATGATGATGGGGTAAGCACTTTGTTCTGGTCGCCAGTGATGACGTACTCACCTCCGGAAGTCAGCGCCACCAGCGAACCAACATCAATCAGGTGACGGATCTCATTAACCTGACGCCCGGCATAGGTGTAGATAATTCTGTCGTCATCCTGCGTAGGATTGCTTTTGCCAAAATCCTTATAATCCCCAGTACGGCTGGCCCAGATAGTCTGAGGGAACGCAGTCGATGCGGCGAAGTAAAGACGCTGTTGATAATAAACAACAGTGCCAGGATAACCATTAACACTGTTCCAGGCATATTTAGCCCATTTATAGCTGGCATTATCCTCGCCAACGACCTGCGAAGGGATATAGGAAATCACCTCGGCAGTTGCAGTAGTGCCATTTGCAGCAGTGATACGGGCAATGCCAAAACCACTGTGCAGATACTCCCACTCAATGCCAGTATCATCATCACCGGATCCGCCCCAGCCATCCCATGATGTGCCTTCTGTATGCGAAGGGCGCAAAGTACCTGTTTTGCCTGCTGTAACGGCGCGATAGTAGTTACTGTCTGCACGGCGAATATCGCCAATCGACGTACTCTTACTGGTTTCCCATACAGGTACTGAATCCACTGCAGGCTGTTCCAGATAGAACAATTTGCCTACCTGCTCCGCGCCAAAAATAGAGACGCTTGCCGTTAACGTAATTGTCCCGGTGCTGGCGCTGGCATAAACCGTCACTGACTCATCAATATTGATATCTTCAAATGGCCCGTTCTTCGTTACCACATCAACCAGTTGCCAGTTGTCATGCGCATAGCGACGCAACTCTTTCGGCGGGTATGCCGGATGAACAAGCGTAAGCACGTCTGCGCTTTGCGTGAATTTAATTCGGAACAGATCGGCTTCAGTATATGGCGTGGCAATTTCATAAATAACATTGCTGCTGTTCAGCACCAACGCACCATCTTTGATAACGCGCATGTACTGGTGTCCGAACTCCAGAGCATAGGTCTGAACCGTCGAGAACTGGAACGGGATCAGGCGGCATTTCCGATTTGGGTATTTGGCGGCACCGACAAAACGCGTACCAGGTCGATTCTCAACGCCGCCATACTGCCGCACGATAAAGTTATCGCACTTGCGCAATGCCACTTGGTACTTCGCCATGTCGATACGTCCGTACAACGACGGTCCAATCTCACCACCAGCAAAGCTGGGCTGGATCCAACTGATAGCCATCAGGACAACCTCGCAATGGTAAACTCGTCAACCGGTGGCTGTGGTTCCTGTGATTCATTCTGGCTATGCGAGCCAGCACTAAGAATCACGCGATTGTACATATTGAGAGCAAATGTACCGAGATCCGCATTCCCAGTCAGCGCCATGTTAATGGCTGCCGCAAGACGCCAGGCCAGCGCCTCCATAAAAATGGCATCAAACATGTTTACATCTGAAACGCGAGAGACATACTTGAGCCATGCCTGAGGCTGGTCTGTGTAGATCAACTTTCCTGTTCCGTCGGTGTCTGCACCAACTTCGTACTGAACGCGCATTGCTGCTGTTGGATTGCGTACACCAGGAAGCATAATTTCAGTAATGCGCAGACAATCTGACGGGTACTGGTACGCATATTCCCAGTCAGGCGGTGGATTGCTCGTATCTGCAAGCGCCACGCGTTTGGTAGCAAAGTTCCAGTCAAAATCAGAAAGCACAGCATCACGGCAGGCCTCAAAGTGCAGCGAACATTCCCCCGCTTCCTTGCTGGCTTCCGTCAGGCTGTTAATGCTGCGGCTATTGCCAATATTGGACAGCGCACGATTACAGATCTCTACTACAGAGGCCATCACTCACCTCCGTTACCGTACAGAGTTTCAGCCGCTGATTTTTCTACATCCCCGGAAACAGGAGCGATCGCCATATCAGTGATCTGCAGATCGGCGCTGCGATTAACACCATCGTCAGTTTCTCTGGCAGACAGGCCTCGAATAACAGCCTTTGCAGTTATCATCACTTCTGTTCCGACGCCCTGAGGTTGTGCCTTCAGCTTATTCAATGTGTCGTTATTAAGAGTGATGCACAGCCCCCACGGGTATTCATCGCGAGTTCTGCTTTCTCCGCTCTCATCCTGGTAGCTGTCAGTGCCGGTTTTGAGGTTTACGAGTTCCATATACACTCCTGCAATAAAGGGGCCGAAGCCCCTTGTCTGATTCGCGAGGCTTACACGCCCAGTTCTTTACGCTTATCTGCGATCTTCTCGCGGAGCGTTTCGGCTTTGGCGTTATGGTGTGGCTTCTCGTTAAAGAGCAATTCGTACTCTTCACGGAGCTTATCCAGTTCACCATCATCTGACACATCGTTGATGATTTTGGTGCTGGTTGCTGCCATAGTCACCTTTCCTACTACCTTTGCTTTTGCCTGTCTGGCTGCATCGTTAACAGGTTCCAGTGCGCTACCAGGCTCACCTTCGTATTCGATTTCTGCCCCCTCCGGCCACAGTGTGTTATGGATATGAGAGAGGCGCAGAACGCGGTATCTTGGTTTCTCACCTGACATCGAAATCACCTTAACCAGTTACTTTTGAGCGGATCGGGTACGGTGTATTGGCATCAACATCCAGACTAATACTCGCAGTGAATTTGCCGGCCGTTAGTGGGCCAGTTGCGACGGAGTAGTTAACACGCAGATATCGCTGAACACCGGCAGGCACCTTTGCAGAAACAACTCGTTTACCTGCTGTCAGGGTAGCCTTTGCCAGTGCGCCACTATCATAAATAGTGGACCATGAGCTGTTATTCTCACTCGTCTGCAACTGGATGTTTACAGTTGCCTCACCACTTGCCGTGGCGGCTTCGTTAACCAGCACCCAAAACTCAAGCGGGTAACCTACACCGATATCGCGACGGTTTCCGTCAATTGGACCGAGATCGATTACGTCAGTTGAAGCCGCGGTATCAGTTACCGCCTGTGCTTCGGAGAACATCAACAGTTTGTCGGTGATCATCTTCTTTCTCCATTAGTGTGCCTGTTGCGGCCCACAGGTTAATAACAGGCGTTACACCACGCGGGCTTCTGTTTCCAGAAGCGCATCAGTTTCACGGATTGGTACACCACGGAATGAAGTCCACCACTCGCCTTCAGTCTCTTTTACGCTGATAGCCAGAGATGTTTTCTCCAGAGATTGCAGATCAAGAGCCTGGCCTACAGTGCGGTTCATGTAGAACACCGGGCGGCCCATGCCACGGTTTGGAATGCGATGCAGTGCTTTAACCATCAACTTAGCAATATTTGCGGCAGAGGAAGGTTCTGAAAGATTGCTGACATCGATGTTTGCAATGCGAACAACATAACGCCAGTCACGCAGAGCAAGTCCGTTATCCCATTTATAATGGGTGCGATAGCCTTCGTACTTGCCGCCATTAGCATCTTCCAGTGTCACCTGGCCTTTATCTTCCATCTGGATGCCAGCCTTCTGCCCTTTCGGGAAGATGCCATGCACGGTGTTTTCGCCCCACACCACTAACCAGATTGAGGTGTTATCTGTACCCGTGCCACCAGCATCAATGATGTTCTGAGCATTACCCGCAGACAGGCTGGAATAGCGGGAGGACAGTCCCATAAACTGCTGAGGGTTAACGCTGGAATCACCATAAAACAGCGTCTGCGCCATCTGCTGATTCATCGCTTCAATAAATGCGCGGTCTTCAGACAGGCGGAATTCGGCGGTATTGCCGTTCAGATCAGCCAGTGACTTATCGACTTCAGCATAGGTTTCCAGCATGCCCACGGAATCGGTTACCTGCACTGTGGTTGATTTGCTTGGCTGTACGCCATAGTTCAGCAAACGCCAGGTAGCTGAAGGTAAACCAGAACGAATGGTGGTTCGGTGTCCGGTAGGAAGGTTCCCTTCGACAAAAGGCATATCCTGAAGGATCGGGTTAGTTTGACCGAGAAGCTCGATAATCTTATCGACTTTCCCGTTTGGATCGACGCGCTTACCCCAGTCAGCCAGCGTTAGCGCAGTTAAGCCTTTAACAGACATTGTCATTTCCTCTCTTATTTGCCATAGAGCACTTCGGCCGCACTACGCTGGCCTTCATTACCACCGGTGACCATGCCATCTTCAGACATCGCCTTTCCGATTTTCACGAACGTTTTGACCAGATCAGGGTGATTACCCAGCCCGGTGGTGTTCAGATATTCTTTGAGTTCAGGTGTCCCGAACTGGTCAAGCGCACGCTGTGCGGCGCTAAGGTTAGAAATCAACTTGTCGCCACCGATTTCTTTGTCAGCTTTTACATCAGCAGCCCACTGCTCGGTTGTTTTCTGCCAGGCTTCTGCCTGGCGCTGCTGCACACCTGCCAGAATCTTCGGATAAGCATCAACCAGCTTTTGCGCTTGCTCGTTGGTCAGGTTAAGTTCTCGCGCCACCGGCTCGAATTCCTTCAACGCTTCTGTATCCAGCTCTACGCCTTCGGCAGCCTGAAACTCGTACTTCTCAGGCGCACCCTCTGGTTTATCGCCGTCCTTTTTTTCATCCTGCTTATCGTTTTCAGGCTTTTTGTCATCAGCAGGTTTATCGCCATCAGCAACAGGTTGTGGCTTATCACCTTCCTGTTGTGATGGATCACCAACTGGAGCAGGGTTATCACCTGCAGGCGCTGACGGTTCTGACGCAGCCGGAGCTGCTCCACCATCGACTGGTTGCTCATTGCAAAGACGGCTATACAGCAAACGCTCAAATAAATTCATGATCACTCCTGTTCACTGGCCTCTTTGGCCATCTTCAAATACTGTTCAGGGCAATGCGCCATAACGCGCTGAAACAGTTCCAGCGCCAGATTGCGTTGCCCCTCATTAAATGCCATTGCCATAGCGTCCATCGGTGAGATAGCGGAAAACACACGGCCTTTCTCCAGCACCGACCAGACAACGCGACGCCCATGTTCACTGCTCATGACAAAGCGAATGTCATCAATTTCACGCTGTGCCATGTCACGTTGCTTACGGGCGTTTTCTTCTTTCAGTTGATCGTCTTCGTAATCTGTCATTGTGATTGCCCACCCTGACCACTAACTGCATTCGCCATAGCTGACAAAACACTCGGATCCGAAGTTTTAGCTTCGCTTAGCGTCTTGGCACCCTGTGCCGCCGCCATCCCCATCGCCATCATTTGTTGCTGCTGTTGTTGCTGTGCCCGTTGCTGGCGAGCCTGCTCAACCTGTTCCTGCGGAACAATGACGGTTGGAGACACTCCGGACATATCAGCGAATGCATCGATCGCCTGATCAACGTTGAGTTTGTCGAGAGCTTCTGGTTTCGCTTGCGCAAGTTGACCAATGAAGTTAACCGTGGACGCCAGACTGGACAGGCCGATAGACTTCTGCGCCTGAGCCATGACGGAAATGTATTCGACCTTCAGGGGCATACCTTCCATCACGTCTGGCGGTGGCGGCAGCATGTTTTTACGCACCATCATCGAGAAAGAGCGGTCAATGAGAGGATTAAGACATTCGTCGTTCAGACGCTCCAGAACCGGCCCCAACATCAGAAGTTTTTCTTCTTTCATTTCGATCACCGCTTCAACAGGCATCGAGCGGGTATTGATGTTCTGCAACATCATGAACAGATCGACAAAGTAGGCGCTGTTAATGATTTGACGAGTGTCCTGAATGTCTGCCACCAAATCTGCTGTACTGGGGTTAACCAGATAAGCAGGCCTGAAACCATCCTGACCAGTAATCTGATCGATATACGTGATGTCGCCAGGAAGAAGGGAGGCACGCTGATTCTTGAGGGAAGTCGGAGCAACCATCGGCGGATTGGTGGCTTTATCAATCAACTGCGACTTGCGCTTCTGGAGAAGCTGCAATGCCTTAACAGGTCCAAGCGCCAGCATACCCGGGCATGATGATCCATAAACATCTTCGCCGTTAACTTCCCAGCGCGGAGCCATAATTGGAAACTCATCGAATCCGGACTCACGCAACAACTTGTCGTTATCGCCACCAACCTCGTAATAAACCGATTTGAATGGCTTGTTCTTGCTATCCAGCTTCGATGTATCGCGGTCAATGTTCGGGTAAACCGAATGCATCACTTCAATCCACTTCTCGTAGGTGCCGCTTTCCCACATGCTTTTTACGGATTCGCTGACGTTATTTAGCCCGAACTCCTGAACAAGCTGACGAACAGTCATAGAGAACTTGCGAAAACAGGTGTCCACACTGCCACGAGGTGAGTTAGCCAGGTAGTAACTGCCTATCGGGAATGGCATTGTGCGAATGATGTCCTCGTCATCCTCCAGCACTGCCATTGCACCAGTGCTGTATGTGCCGAGGCTTCCGTATAACTGCGGCAGCGACTGATAGAGATTCGACTTATTGAACATATCGTTCATGCGGTTCTGCACCGCCTCAAGCCACAACTTAACAGGGCCATAATCCATCATTTCAGGATCTGGCGTAGCCAGGCGAAACCACGGACGCGCGGGGCTTGTGATGCCTGACATCATGCCGCTGGCGAGAGTGCGCGCCGCCATAGTCCCGGTCGAATCAATAATGCGTGTATTGCGTCGATCGTTACGGTTAACCTCAGAAGTCAGAAAGCGGGAACCACGCGGGTTGATGTAATCACTCAACTCGCGCCAGTGCGGCTCGAACGACTGACGCTCGCTTTCAAGTTGTGCGAACTGTTTGTTCAATCGCTCTTTAGTTGTTTCCGCCATTTCAATGACTCCGGTTACTGACCAAGCAGCGTTTTACCGCTGGTATTAGCAGTTGATGTGTCGCCCTGAGAACCGGTAAGCAGCGTAGAACTACGACCAGCAGCAGCGCGACGGCGACGAGTTTCTTCGTCGCGGGCATCAACAACGGCGGCATCCTGCTCCTGTGGTGCTGCCTGAACTTCTGGTGTTGCAGGCACTGATGGTGAGCTACCCATGCACATATCAATGACTCCGTACGCAATTAAATTATTACCAATTTAACCACATATGATTTATTTATCGTAGACAGTTGACATTTAACGCGCGAATTATTACCTTTCAGGTAACCAAAGAGTTCATTCCGGTTACTAACCTGACTGGCTTGTCGTTAAATTGAACAGGTGGAGTGAGCTTTTATTTTGAGCAGTACGGCGTATGGCACATGCGCCGATAGCGGTCTGGATGCGTTTAAGGGGCACCCTCCCTGGCTGTGGCAAACGAACCAGGTAGCCGGAATGTGCAAGTCGAGCGGTTTTATTCCGCGCACGGGGATTCACCATCCCGGCGATTCGGTGTGACGCCTCGGAAGAGACGAGGGTACAACGATGAGAGCATTTATGGAGCCGCGACAAAGTGTGGCGCCTTAACAGGCTAAGTGCTCTCAGCGTTGTGGCATTAGCTCAGTTGGACAGAGCAACCGCCTTCTAAGCGGTTGGTCGCAGGTTCGAATCCTGCATGCCACGCCAGAATCACGCCTAAGGACCGTGATGCCAGAAGTTCCAGGGGCTTGGCGGTGATGGTTTCCCTTGAAGGACTATCACCGCCCTTTTTACAGCAGGGCGCCATTGCGATGGCTTCATGCTGTAAACCAGTACAGCCACGGAAGGCATAACTCATTGCTTCCAGTTCGCCCGATTCGCGGGCTTTTTTTAAGGTGAGATTATGAACGACCAGCAAATCGAAAAAGAAATCGTTGAGAAAGGCAAAACGGCACCGCGCGTTACGCCAGACCATATCGAAGGCATTATTCTTGCGGAAACGTACTTCACTGCTGCTGATGGAGCTATTGCAACTGGCGATGACTATCACGACAGTTTGGCTCTGCTGACATTTTGTGTATTGACTCTACAAAATGGCTTCACCGTCACCGGAGAGAGCGCCTGTGCAAGCCCGGAAAACTTTGATGCGGAAATTGGTCGGAAGATTGCCCGGCAGAATGCTGTAAACAAAATCTGGATGCTTGAAGGTTACTTGCTGAAGCAGAAGTTAAGCGAGCAATAACACCGTGACATGTCACAAACAGCCAGCCGATGAGCTGGCTTTGTTTTATCCTCATCAGAGGATATCAACGACATTATCCCCACCAGCGGATTAAGCATATGGATCGTAATCTGTGATGGCCTTGCCTTGCTGGTTCTGCTGCCCGGGAATTCGCAGACGCTTCGACACAGGGAACGCAAACGTCAGCAGTAGCGCATCGCCTTTACCCGGCGAACGCCCAAGCCGCTCCTTGATATCTTCCTTCGGTTCGATAACGATTTTACCGTCCACTCGAACTTTGTACTCTGCCGCCGACAGGTCGTCCGCTGTTTCCTGGTCATCCAGCATGCCGCCCAGCCTCAGCCATGTCTTGCATGAGTTGAACATCTCCCCACGCTTGTTGAGCATCTGCGGGTCAGTAGACGCGCCACCGAACGGAACAAGTTGCCATGTACGACCCCAGCCGTCACCGATTGACTTCAAACCGGTTCCGTAACCGAAGTCGATGAACACCGCGTCAGCCTGATACTGGTCTTCAAAGTCAGCGATACGCTTCGCCATAATCAGATCGTCGGTAGTCTTGTTGCCAGTCCACAGCACCTTACTGTGTAGCCCCTGCCGCAGGTATATCACCGCGTCATCAACGCCTGAATATGCCGGGTCAACACCGATTATCACCGGAGCATGTGCCACCTGCGCAGCGGTTACCACCCGTTTCATTGCCTCGTCAGTAAGACCGGTAGGGATAAACTGCAATTCAGATGCATCAGGGAATATGCCACGCACACGGATTTTAACGAAGTCGCTATCTTCCCCGTAGTCATCAACCCATTTCTGCAACTGCTGTTTGTTGGTGCCTTCCACCGTCCTGCTGTCAATCTGCGCAGTTTTCCAGCGGTGTTTGTATTTGCGGAAACATTCACGGAAACGCCCGGTGTTACGTGTAGGGTTTCCGAAAGCCACCCAGATAATCTCAGTGTCTTCGTCCGTTAGCGCACCCTCGGCAACTTCCCACACCAGATCCGCAATGTTCGACGCTTCATCAAATACCACGATGATGCGTTTACGCTCGTTGTGTAGTCCGGCGAATGCCTCAGTGTTGTGCTCAGACCAGGGGATTGCGTCAGCTCGCCACCGCTTGTCGTGCCCAGGGTCATTGCTGTACATCGCGGTAGCGGTACAGGTAAACCAGTCTTTCGTGATAGCAAGGTTTGACCACTTGATAATTTCCGGCCAGGTCTTCGTTCGTAGCTGGTTGTCGGTGTTGGCGGTCACCACGACCTTACAATCCTCGCAAGTGGACATGCCCCAGTTGATCAGCATTGAGATGAATGCGGATTTACCAATACCGTGACCAGAAGCACGTGCCAGCATAAGCGGCTGATATCGCGTCTCTGGATTCTGCAGGTGATCACGTATCTCTCGGAACGCATCAGCCTGCCACTGACGTGGGCCGGTGGCATGTGCCAGTTCAGTCCCCTCTTCCCCCCATGGGAACGCATAGAGGGCATAGCCAAGCGGATCGTGAGTGAACCCTGCAATATCCTCGATTAACTGCTCTTCAGGAGATAACGCTGTATCTGTCACTGATTGCCATCCTGACGTTCTTTCAGTCTCTTCCTGGCTGCCGCTATGCGATCAGCAATTGTCACATTCACATTAACATCCAGGCGTTCTTTGAATGCGTTGACGTCGACGTGCTTACCAATCAGTTCGAGGTTCTTCACCTTGTCAGGCCATTTAATTTTTTTGAGGATGCCAACCAGCTCTTTCTCGTCTCCACGGCCTTCGAACATGTCGGCCAGTTCGAAACCTGTCAGGTACTGCCGCCAGACCTTAGGCCATTCCGAGACCGGCTTGATGCTCATATCGTCGTTGAGAATGTCAATCACGTCCATCTGGTCGATCTCCACCAGGCGCATGAGAACGTAATCAGCACTGACGCGCATTCGTTTGTTGCGCTCCTCCATCAACTCGGCAATCCGTTTTTGAATGCGTTCATCGCGCATCATGACACTGGCTTTAACTGCCGCTGTATTTGGGGAGAATCCTGCGTTAATCGCTGCCTGAGTCTGGTTTTCAGGCGTTTTGATGTATGACTGGCAATAAGCCTCCTGCATTGCTGTTAGTGGCTTAAATTGCGTTGATTTGCGTTTATAGGTTTTAGGTTCAGCAGGCATCATAACCACCGTGGTAATAGTTACCGTTGTGGTAATAGTACCATGCAAAATAAAGCCGCCATAGTTGGCGGCAGTATTCAAAACCCATCAAATTCATCATGCATAATCTACTCGTGACATGTCACACTATTAATTTCGTTTCATGCCAGCCTTTAGTCACCCAGCATTGCGAGTCACCATTACACGGGCATGAATTAACGGGAACTCTCTCGCCGCACTTACCGCAAAGTTTTCTGCTGATCGATTTTATACGCCCGCGCACACGTGCATCATCCTGGCGGATCAGCAGCGCGATGTACTCGGCCATTTCATAGGGATCGCGACCAGGGCGCCGGGCGGCGCAGTTCCGCTCAAGCATTTCAATTTCCTGAGCATCAAGCACAATCTCCAGCTTACGCACACCAGATGCAGCTTGTCTGGCTCTCTGAGCGGCTTTGCGCTCTGCTGCTGATTTAGCCATCAATAT